AGGTCGCGGATGCGCTGGGTGAACTTGCGGATGTTCACGGCCCAGAAGCGCTGCGTGACGTCCGGGATCACGACATGCTTTGTTATTCGCTAACCGCAGGATCCCAGACTGGCGTTATCTGCACGCGTTGTCGCCAGACGCCGGCGCCCATTCGTGTCGGCGGGATGATGACGACGCGGGCGATCATCTCGCGGAGTGCGTTCCGTTTCTCGCGCGCGGTCATTTTCTCCCAGTGGTGGCTGAGGTCGACCGATAGCCGGCGGACGTCGACCTCGCGTCGGGCGGCGCGGTCGTTCACAGTCGTGCGCGCGGCGAGGCTGGCCTGCTCCGCGGCCAGCTGCGATGCCGTCGCTTTGTAGGCGGCATCTTCCATCTCCCCGTCGAGCCACTTCACGGTGAGCTTTGCGAGCCGCTCGTCGATGCGCTTCATCCTCGCGTCGACGGCGGACTGGCTGTTGATTGCTCGGATCTTCGTGTCGAGAGTCTTCGCCTCGGCCTCCGCCAGGGCGTTGATGTCGCCGGCGAGGTCGTCGACCCAGAGCCGGACCGCTTCCTCTGCTCGAGCACGGTTGATCACCTGCCCCTTTTCGAGACGGCCCTGCGATTTTGCCGAGCACTTATAGTCGACCAGCCCGGCGTTGCCGACGTGCATCGGTGCGCCGCAGTCGCAGAAGATCAGCCCGGCGAGCATGTACTTCGGCTCGATGACGGCCGAGGCGCGTGGCGCGTCAGCCCGCAGGTCGAGGTACCGCGCCCATTCGTCGCTGTTGATGACGGCCTCGTGCGCGCCGTCGTGGAATGTCGCATCGGCGGTGCGCCGCGATCGGCGCCCGGGGCGATGGATGATCTTGCCGGCACCGAACCCGGAGTCGAGGATCTGCATGACCGTGATACGGATCCACGCGGACCCCGCTGTCGTGCGCAGCCCTGCAGCGTTCAGCCCGCGGGCGATGCTGGTGAACCCTTCGCCTCCTAGGTACCGCTGGTACATTTCGGCGACGACGGGCGCGGTCTCGGGATCGAGCGCGTAGGTGCCATCGGCCGTCTTGGTGTAGCCGTAGCGTGGGCCGCCCTCAGCGGTGAGACCGAGCGAGCGGCGGCGCTCGTGCGTCTCCTTCCACTGCTCACCGATGCGCTCGGACTCGAACGCGGCGAGCTCGGTCATCACGCCGCGCGCGAAGCGCCCCGCCGCGGTCACGTCGTTCGGCTCGGTGGCTGATTCGATGCGGCCGCCGGCGACGTCGGCGCGGTCCGCGGCCAGCGCCCAGTCCTTCCGCGAGCGGGACAGGCGGGACCAGCGCCAGAGCACGATGACCTCGGCCTCGCCCTGCTCGATCATGTCCATGACTCGCTGCACGGCAGGCCGCTGCCAGGTGCGGCCGCTGATGCCCGGGTCGGCGAGCACGCCGACTACGTTGTAGCCGCGCTTCTCGGCGTGCGCTCGCCCGGCTGATTCCTGCAGCTCGAGCGAGATGGACTCTTCGCGGTAGGTCGACTGGCGGAGGTAGATGACCGCGCGTAGAGGCGCGGTAGCGGGGCGCAGTGCTGGCTTCATGCTGTCTCCCGTCGGTCCTGCAGGTAGCGGTCGAGGATGTCGGCCGAGACGTTCAGCTCGTGGCACCACGCGCCGATGTCGTCGGTCGTGCGGGCGACGCCGCGCACGAGGTCGGGATCGATCAGCTTGCGCACGGCCCAGCGGTCGGCTTGCACCTCATGCTTCGGCGTGGACTGGCGGTGCCCCAGGACGGCGTGGCCGATCTCGTGCGACAGCACCGATCGTTCGTGGATCGCGCGCATCCGCTTCTGCAGGAAGATCACCCGGAGGTCTGGGAGCCAGAGTCCGTTCGCCGTGGTCAGGTTCCTGTAGATGACCTGCAGGCCCAGCGCCTCAGCGTGGGCGAACGGGTCGTATCCAGTCACCGTGTCAGCCTTCTTCCGTCGGCGTGCGGTCGTTGCGGTCGTCGGCGGCGAGGTCCCATGAGCTCTTGCGGTCGGCGGCGCGGGCGTCTTCGACCTCGCGGAGGACTGAGTCGATGATCTCTTCGGAGACGGGGCTGGTGATCGAGTCGCCGGCAGAGCCCGCGGCGACGCGTCGCAGCATCTCTTTCGACAGCTCGAGGTCGGACACGCTTGCCAGCTTGAAGGAGCGGTTGAAGCGGAGGGCTTCGTCCATGGTGAGGAACTCGACGGCGACGAACACCTCGGCCATGTCGAGCTGGTAGGCGCGGCAGATGGCCACAACCGTTTCGACCTTCAGGCCGCTCGCCCCGTTGAGCTGGCGGGTGGTGACGGACGAGTCCAGCCCCGACTTCTCGGCGATGGCTCGGATGCTGCGTTCGCCGGTCTTAGCCGTGAAGTATTCGCGGGCGTTGATGTTCATAGGTTCATTTTGATGCACTTTTGCCACAACGTCAAGTCGATAACGCTGCATTTCTCTGAGGTTGCGCTGCGAGTTTGCATCATGCGACGCATTATTGCTGCACGATTCTTCAAACCGTGGCACTATTGCTACACGTTGAAGCAATAAAGCCTCGAAAGGAATCACATGTCAGCATCACTCCGCATCAAGCCGGGGCTGCTCCCTCGCCTCCGAGAGGTGCGCAACATTCCCTCCGAGGCACATCAGGCCCGACTCATCGGGGTCGACCGCACAACGCTGCGACGTGTCGACGATGGGGCGCAGCCGTCCGGCGCGTTCATGACCGGCCTGTGCCTCGCCTTCGGGCTGGGTCTCGGCGAGGCCTTCGAGATCGTCGAGTCGCAGCCGCTCGCGGCGACCGCCCCGCGCCGCGAGCACGTATCGGCGGCGGCCTGATGGCCAAGTCGAAAGAGGACTGCCTCGCGGCCGCCGCACACGTGGTCCTGATGGCGGTCATCCGCATCGAACAAGAACAGCTCGACGCCGAGGCCGCCTGATGGTCCGCGTCTAGGGTATCCCGCTCGTCTGCAGCGTGCTCTTCGTGATCTGGCTCATAGCCATCACCAATCAGTAACACCCTCCATCTTCCCTCGTCACGTGCGAGGGGTAGCGACGCTGTACCCGAAAACGGGTAGTCGCTGGCACCACAACTACATACGCACGACGACCCGAAGAGGCCCCGACGCACTGGGGACAGATAGGGCACCGACTGGTGAAGGCCCCTGAATAGGCCCGATGACCGCCGTGCGACATACATGCAGCGCCCGGTCTGTCCCGGTGACGCTGCAGGGAGTGCGGCTTTCAACGCCGCCTGCACTCAATCGACCCGGCTTAGCAGGGCGTCCCACCCGCGGAGTGCTCGTGCCGCAGCAGAAAGACGAGCCCCTAGGTGCGGGGTAACGCATGGCCGTCGCGCCGTCATAAGCGCGGCGGTCACGAGCCGCATCCCCCAGCGGCCCACGGGCGCCGAGTCCCCCACTCGGCGCCCACCCCACAACTCCAGAGAGGCACCGATGACGACGACGATCCTCCCCGACGACACCGCCCGCACGCGCCGCACCGACCCTGTCACCTCGCACATCGCCGGCGACCGGTCGCAGCAGACCATCAAGGCCGTCCGCGCTGCGGTCGCCTGGCTGTTCACACAGGTCACCTCAACCACCGGCTCAGAGCTGAACGAGATGTACCGCATCCTCCGCGCCGAGCAGGGCTGGCCCGAGTGCCACTTCGACAGCCCCCGCAAGCGCGCCGGCGAATTGTACGCCGACGGCGAGCTCGCCCTCATCGACGGGGGCCACGGCCGGAACCCCGAGCGCACCTTCTCCTTACCAACGGTTGCGACCGCAGCCATAGCTAAGCACTTCGCGAACGAACGGATCCGCAATGACGAGTAGCACCAATCGGAAGCGCCGCGCCACCTACGTCGACCCGCACGGCTACGTCCGTGGGGCGACCATCCTGCTGGTGGTCGTGATCGCCGTGCTCGCCTGCCTCGGGCTGCTCGTCGTGAAGGCGTGGGCGCTGTGATCGTCGACTGGCGGGACATCGCCGCGTGGGTGTTCATCGGCTGCGTCGTCATCGCGGGCGTCATCGGATCGGTGGTGTTCGCATGAGTGTCGTCGAGGAGATCATGGCTGCGATCGTGAAGCTGATCGAGTTGCGGGAGGCCAGCCTCGAAGGGCCATGGACTCGCACAGACGAGCTTTGGGAGGGAGCCGGTCGGTACGACGTGCACGGGATCGACGGGCCGGTCACGACGGACGGCGATGGTATCGGCTCTATCGGAAACGTGGCCGAGGCCGACCTGATCGTCACGCTGCACCGCACCATTGACGCGCAGCTCACTGTGATGCGCGACGCAGTGGCCGAATACGACTACTCGATGTGGCTGGTTGACCATCAGACCGCCATCCATTTCGCCCGCGCCATCAACGGGGATGCATGATGAGCGACCTCGAGCACACCGACCGGGTAGCCGAGGAGCTGATCCTCGCCGACGAGCAGCGAGAGCGCGACGAGCGCATGGCTCGGCTCGCTGCGGAGGCGCGCCTGTGAAGCACCTCCCGCCGCTTCCCGTCCTCGCCGTCCTCGCGCTCCTCGTGTGGGCGGCGTTCTCGTTCCCCGTCTCCATCACCTACGCCGGCGACACCGCCGCGCTGTTCCCCACCCTGATCGTCGCCTACCTGGCGTCGATCGCATTCCTGCGCATCCGCGCAATTCAGAACCGGAGGAAGTCATGACCGCATCCAAAAAACCCACCGAGAACGTGCTCACCCTGACGAGGGGGGACGCCGCGTGGTTCATCGACACCGCGCTCTCGGCGATCAGCACCGACGACATCACGCCGGTCATCTGCGCTGCTCACGTCACGGTCACCGGGACGGTCGCGAAGGTCATCTCGACCGACCGCTACCGGGTGACACTCGCGAACGTGGCCGTCGAGTCCACCGCCGACCACGAGTTCCTCATCCCGCGAGCCGCACTGATCTGGATGAAGAAGAACCAGTCGGTCTTCGGCAGCTACATGAGTGACCAGCAGCGCATCACGATCACCACCGGCGAGGACGGCGGCCTCGCAATCAGCATCATCGACGGCGCGCAGATCGAGAAGCGCACCGCGCTGACGTGGCGCGGCTTCGTGGTCGTCGGCAACTTCCCGCCGGTCGAGCGCCTGTTCGAGACGGCACGCGCCGCCGAGCACAGCTCCGGCGCCCGCGTCAACCTCGACTTCATCGCCAAGGTCAAGCACCTCGCGCCCCGCCACGACGCGCCCACCGTCAAGTTCACCGCCACCGAGAACCCGAACAAGCCGGGCCCGCTGCTGATCACCTTCGAGAAGGGCGACCGCGGCCACCGCGAGGTCACCGCCGAGGTGCTCATTCAGCCCAACCTCGAACTCCGCTAACCCACCACGAATCGAAGGGCACCACATCATGACGCAGGAAATTACCAAGGTCACTGTGACCGACTTCATGGGCATCGGCGGCACCATCGAGCTGTTCCCCTCCGGGGCGCTGCAGCTCATCGCCGGGCCGAACGGCTCCGGCAAGTCGAGCTTGATGCACGCGATCGAGGAGGTCTTCGACCCGGAGGGCACGCGCCTCATCCCGAAGCCGATCCACCACGGCGCGAAGGAGGCGCGCGTCGAGATCACCACGACGACCGCCCGCCTGGTGCGCGTCTACCCGAAGGACGGGCCGGGCACACTCTCCGCCTACGCTCTCGACGGGGCGAAGTACCCCTCCGGCAAGGAGTTCGTGGTCGCGGCCACCGGCGGCGCGCTGTTCGACCCGGACGACTTCGTGCTCCTCGACGACAAGAAGCAGCGCGAGCAGCTGCTCGCCCGCGTTGCGCTGCCGTTCGATCTCGACGAGATCACCGCGAAGCGCAAGGGCTTCTTCGACGCTCGCACCGAGGCGACCCGGGAGGTGAAGCGCCTCGACGCGTATCTCGCCAGCTACCCGGCCGCTGACCCGAGCGTGCCCACCGAGGAGGTGTCGGCCGCCGCGCTGCTCGACGAGCACAACGAGGCGACGCAGCGCAACCGCGGCATCGAGGTGGCGAACGCCGAGCTCGACAGGCAGAACGCCCGGATGCGCGCGATCGACTCGGAGATCCTCTCGCTGAACGCCGAGCGCACCCGGGCAGAGGAGGCGGCGGCCATCGCGGCGAAGGGTGCCGACGGGCAGCCGGTCGACACCGCGGCGATCACCGCCCGCCTCGGTGAGGTAGAGGAGACGAATGCTGCCGTGCGCTCGCAGCGGGCGCGGGCCGAGGTTGCCGCTCAGCTCGACGAGCAGATGGAAGCCGAGGCAGCGCTCACGGCGAGCATCGACGCGATCGATAAGCAGAAGGCCGCAGGCCTCGCCGCCGCCGCGTTCCCCATCGAGGGACTCGGCATCGACGACAGCGGCATCGTCTTCGACGGCATCCCGTTCAAGCAGGTCAACTCGGCCTTGCAGGACACGATCGCATTCGACCTCGCGACGAGCGGCAACCCCGACCTGAAGGTGGTCGTGATGAAGCACGGCGACCGCCTCGACACCGAGCGCCTCGAGGGCATCCGCAAGCTGGCCGACGAGCGCGGCTACCTCGTGTTCATGGAGCGTGACCGTGAGGAGTCCCGCGAGGTCGGCTTCCTCGTCAACGGCACGACGGCCGCCTGATGGCCGCCGCGGAAGTAGCTGCCGGGTACCTCGAAGCGTGTGTCTTCGAGACCCAGGCGATGACCAACGCTGAGAAGGTCGCGCTCGCGCTCGTGCACGCCACGCTCGCCGTCGCCGAGCAGCAGCACATTGCGAACCTCACCGCTCGCTGGGCCGCGCTGACCGACCTGCGCCCGGGCGAGCAGTTGACGCCCGATGGGCGCGCCGAGGTGGATCGTCTCAACGACATGATCTGTGAAGGGCTGGGGCTCGAGTGAGCGACATCGCAGGGTACGAGCCGTGCGCCCCGAAGTCGCCCGACTACGCGGACCGCATCACCACCCGCGCGGACGAGCGCCGAGCCGAGCACCCCGACGTCGTCTTCGATGACGACGGGGCCGCGCTCGGGATCGGCTGGGAGCGCGTGCTGGGCGACATGGAAATGGGGCTCGCATGACCGCCGAGATCACCCACGACATGCCGGACACCGAGTACCACGCCCGCCCGGAGCTGTCGTCGACGCAGGCGCGACAGCTGCTCGACTCCCCCGCCCGCTACGCCTACGCCAGGACGCACCCGCAGGGGCACAAGGCGTCGTTCGATCTCGGCACCGCCGTGCACTCCCGGGTGCTCGGCACCGGCGCCCAGATCATTCCGATCCCGGTCGAGCTGCTCGCGACCAACGGTGCCGCGAGCACCAAGGCGGCGAAGGAGTTCATCGAGCAGGCGCGAGCGGACGGCCTGATCCCCGTGAAGGAGGAGATGGCCGTCGAGGTGCACGAGATGAGTGAGGCCGTCCTCGCCCACCCGAACGCCCGCCTGCTCTTCGAGCAGGAGGGCGGGCACGCCGAGGCGTCCGTGTTCGCGACCGACCCCGACACGGGGGTGGAGATGCGCGCACGTTTCGACTTCCTCGGCAAGCACGCGGTCGACCTCAAGACCACGGCGAAGGAGGCATCCGCCAGCGGCTTCGCGAAGTCGGCGGCGAACTTCCAGTACGAGGTGCAGCAGGGGCACTACCTAGACACCCTCGAATTCGCCACCGGCGAGACACGCAAGTTCGTGTTCGTGGTGGTCGAGACCGCCCCGCCCTACCTCACCGCCGTGCACATGCTCGACCGCGACTTCGCCGAGATGGGCAAGGTCAAGGCCCGCCGTGCTCGGGAGATCTACGCCGAGTGCACGGCCTCCGGGATCTGGCCCGGCTACCCCACTGACATCGGCCTCATCCCCCCGCCGATGTTCGCCGTCTACGACTTTCAGGACAACTTCTCATGACCGATTCGCTCACTCTCCCCGACAACAAGCAGTCCGCGCCACGCGCCCGAACCACCCGCAGGCCGACCGGCAAGCCCTCATGGCCGGTGACGCTCCTCGCCGGCAGGGAGAAATCGGGGAAGTCATTCCAGGCTGCGCTCGCTTCCGCCTCCCCCCTCATCGACCGCACCTTCTGGGTCGGCTTCGGCGAGCAGGACCCAGACGCGTACGGCGCGATCCCCGGCGCCCGGTTCGAGATCGCCGAGCACGACGGATCGCTGAGAGATCTGAAGGAGACCATCCGCTACATCAACGCGGAGCCCGTCGTCGACAAACCGCACCTGCTGGTCATCGACTCGGCCACCCGCATCTGGAACACGCTCGGCGACAAGGCCACCTACCTCGCGGTGAAGCGCGGCAGCGTCGACCGCAACGGCGAGCCGATCGTCGGCATGGACCTGTGGAACAAGGTCACCCGCGAGTGGATGGAGATCATGACCCTCGTGCGCCAGCACAACGGCCCGGTCATCCTCACCGCCCGACTCGACACCGTCACCGTCATGGACGACCACGGCCGCCCGACGAAGGCGAAGTCGGAGAAGGTGAAGGGACAGAAGGACCTCGCCTACGACGTCGACGCGATCGTGGAGATGCCCGCCCGCGGCACCGCCGAGCTCGTCGGCGCACGCTCGGTGATCTTCAACCTGACCGAGCGCACGACCATCCCCGACTTCACCGTCGAGGGGCTGTGGCGGATGCTCGGCCTCGACATCACCGCAACCGCGCAGCCGACCTACGCGGAGCCGGCGCCCATCGCGGAGCAGGTCGAGCCCGAGCCGACGGCCGGCGAGATGATCGCCGCCGCCCCGCCCGCGTGACCGGGCGGCAGGCGTGGTGGTTCGAACTCGACTACCCCGCCGCCCCGCCTGCCACCTCGCCACTCACCGCCGACCGAGTCCGGGCACACGTCGCCGCGCTCGCCGCGGCGGCCGGGGTTCCTGTGCTCGATCGGTGCCGGGTCGACGTGACCTGGCACGTGCGCACCAACCGCGAGCACACCCCCGACAGCCTCGACCCGCTGCTCGACGCGATCTACAGCGGCATCGGCGACCACACGCGCCACGTAACGGTCGAGCCGGCCGCGACCATCCACCTCGACAGGGCGTGCACCCCGCACTTCCTCGTCACCATCACCCGACTGGACGGTGACGCATGACGACCCATTCGGAGCTGAACCTGTCTGCTCGCAAAGCTGCAGGGCTGCCGGTGATTGCCTGCCCGAACTGCGGCGACATCGCCGCGCACTGGGCGCCCGAGTCTCTCGGAGCGCCCGGCCACTTCACGTGCACCGCGAATGGAATGACGCCATGACCACTCCAGTACCCGAGCGGTTCATCTGCCCGCCCGATCACAAGCACGCGGCGACCGGCACCTGCTACGTCTTCCACAAGTGCCGGTGCGACGCATGCCGAGCCGGTCGCTCTGCCGCTGCGACGAGTCGCAACCGGCAGAAGGCCTACGGCCGATACGACCACGGACTGGTGGACGCCGCGCCCGTGCGCGAGCACATCCAGTACCTGCAGTCGTGCGGCCTCGGCTGGAAGCGCATCGCGGAGATCTCCGGGGCAGGGACGACCGCTATCGGCTCGCTCATATACGGGCGAAAGGGTGGCACCAGCGACCCGCGCAAGGGTGAAGTGATCAAGCGGACGACTCGGGAGAAGGCCGACCGCATCCTCGCCGTAAAGCCCGACCTTTCCCTTCTGGCCGCGGGCGCGTACATCTCGTCCCGCGGCGTGCACCGCCGCGTCCAGGCACTCGTCGCCCGCGGGTGGTCGCAATCGAAGCTGAGCGCGATGGTCGGTCGCGAACCCGGCAACTGGTTCACGATGATGCAGGCGCCCAGCGTCACCGTGGCGCTGCATCGCGAGTTCGCTGAAATCTACGAGCGCCTCTGGAACGAAGAGCCGCCCCACGCAGACCACCGGGACAAGATCGCCTACTCGCGATCCATCAACTACGCCGCGGCCCGCCGGTGGCTTCCGCCCCTCGCCTGGGACGACATCGACACCGACGTGGAACCTCCGGCGCAGGAAGAAACCGTTGGCATCGACGAGGCGCTGGTCTTGCTCGCGATCGCAGGCGAGCAGGTCCGACTCACGCCGGAAGAACGGCGAGCTGCGGTCACCGAACTGAACGCTTCACGCCTGAACGACTCGGTGATCGCGGAACGCCTCCACGTCACCACGCGAACGGTCCTGCGCATCCGCCAGGAGCTCGACTTAGCGGCCGCCGTTGGTGCCGACAAGCAGATCGTGGCCTGAGCCACAACCCGACAGAGAAGAAGAGAGCAATGAGCACTGGAATCATCAAGCAGGTCGCCCCGACGTCGCTGATCGTCGCCGCGAACGTTCGCACCGACACGAAGCTGACGCCCGAGTTCGTGGCGAGCATCAAGGAGCACGGCGTGTACGTGCCGATTACCGTCCACGAGACGCCGGACGGACTCGCGGTCATCGACGGGCAGCGGCGCACGCTCGCGGCCGTCGACGCCGGCGTGAAAGCCGTCCCGGTTTACGTGGTCGCTCCGCTCGCCGACGAGGGGCAGCGAATCGTCGAGCAGCTGGTGGTAAACGACCACCGCGCCAGCATCAACGAGACTGAGCAGGTCGCCGCCTACCAGCAGCTGGAGCTGTTCGGGATGCCACTGGCCGCGATCGCCAAGAAGACCGGCGCGACGAAAGACGTCGTGATCAAGGCGCTCGGGGTCGCCAAGAACGAGTCGGCGCTGCAGGTGCTGGAGGAGCACGAGCTCACGCTCGACCAGGCCGCGGTGATTGTTGAGTTCGCCGATGACGAGAAGATCGTGAAGGAACTGGTGAAGGCCGCGGGCGCCGGCCAGATCGAGCACATCGCAGCGAAGCACCGCGCCGCGCGCATCCTCGCCACCGAGGTGGCCTCGCTCGCCGCGGAGCTCGACGCGGAGGACGTGATTCGCCTCACCGACACAGGCAACAGCTGGGAGCCCTCGAGCGAGGCCGACAAGACGCACGGCACTTGGACGCGTGTCGATCGACTCGGCAAGCCCGGGGAGCCGACTGCTCACCTCGAGGTCTCCGACGTCGCCGGGAAGCCGTTCCTCGGCGCACGCGTCACGAGGGACCACATGCAGCGCGCCGACGGCAGCTATGGGCTCGTCCCGTTCAAGCAGTACTTCGTGCTCGACTACGAGGCCAACGGGGTCCCGAACTTCGAGCACGCTGTGATCCAGCGCGAGCAGACCCCCGAGGAGATCGCCACAGCCGAGGAGCGCGCGCGCGAGCGTGCCGCGGAGGAGGCGACCGCGGCCGCGCTGAGCACCGCGAAGACCGTGCGCGACGCGTGGATCGAGGAGCTGCTCCAGCGGAAGACAATCCCGGGCGTCGTCCCGTTCGTGGCGAAGATGTCACTAGTGGTCGACCCGATGTACCAGGACCTTGCGTTGTCGCTCGTCAGGGTGACGAGGCCGACTGCTGCGGAGGAAAGCGCCGGCGACGACCTCGAGGCGCGACTGATGCGCTTCGTCGACATGAACGCGAAGAACGGTCAGCTGCTCCTGCTCGCCGGCATCATCGCCGCGGCCGAGCACCAGGTCGCCCCGACGGTGTCGTGGAAAGCCCCGAGCGATGAGGTCGCGCGTCGCTACCTGCCACAGCTCGCCGCGTGGGGCTACGGCCTCTCCGAGGCTGAGCAGACACTCATCCAGGTCGAGGCGGACGCGGCAGCGTGACTCACCTTAAGGCGCGCACTTATAGTCCTATCGGAATTGCAACGGATCGCCTCGAGCCGTCAGGGGTGGCCCATGAAATTGTGGCCCTCTGCACCCGTTCCTGCTGGAAGATCCACATTCTGCTGAAGTCCGGAAGCGTTTCCTGGCTTGGCTTCATCCAAACCTTCGAGCCCCCTTCGATGCGTTCGAAGTTGAAACGCCCGTGCCGGAGAGCATCTTCATCGAACTCGAGCGTGACTGAGACGCTAAGCGCGAGTCCCTTTCCGTTGTTCTCCAGGAACCAGATCGCATCAGTAGGGCCGCCTTCCCCGTATTGGCCCTCTTCAAGCTCGAACCTGCTCTTGATCACGATTTTGAATCTCGCCTCTGTTTCGTGCTCCAGCAACCCTTTCGCCGACTTGGCCTGGGACCGCACGAACAAAGCGGACGCACCCGCTGCAATCAGGGCAAGAACGCTAATTACCAGGGCAACCACGGACACTATCTCGCTTGTATTCACGGGGGTCATTGTAGGCGAGCGTGCCTCATGAGCATCACCGTCAAGTCACGACGCATTGTGATAGCCCGCGAAAAGCAGACCTGCCAGTGGTTCGGCGTCTGGGTCGACGTCACTGCCGGCGGCCCGCGACCTCATTGCTATCTGTGTCGAAGCCCTCGGAATCGACATCGAGAGGGCAGCGTGAGCCGCTATGCCCTGGGCTTCAGCGGGATCGGGTGCTGCCACCGGAAGGTGCCTTCCGCTCCTTCGCGTCGCCAGGTCACAACGATGTTGCGCTCAAACGGGGTGTTCAGCATGGCAACGAACATGAATTTGACGGCGCTTTTCGCTCCCACCGTCTGGGGTTCAATGTTCGTCATCTGGATAGTGACCTCGGGCGAGTCTGAATCGAACACCACGTCAAGCGCATCGACGGGGCTGTTGTTCGTGACGATGTACGTGTCGCCACCGAAGTACGCGACCGTCCAAGGCGGACCGTCGAAGATGCGGCTTTGGATGGTCGCCATCTTCTCCGTCGCGATGGTCGCCCTGTTGGCAGCCGCCTCCGCATCCACGCCAGCCTTCTGCGAGTCATTGCGCGCGATGACCGCGACCACTACGGCCGCGACTGCAGCTAGGGAACTGAGAACGGCAAAGACAAAGGCGGCTACATCCATGCGTCTGAACGTAAGGCTCCCCTCCGTCGGTGTCTGCCCCTCGTTGGGGGCGGCCGCGTGATCGGCCCGAAGGTGCCGCGCCCGACTCCTGCCGAGTCGCGCGCGGCCTACGCCGAGGTGCGCAAGCGCGCCGCCGGCATCTGCGAGGGGTGCGGTGCTGCTCCGGCGACGGAGTTCCACCACCGCATCTACCGCTCCCGCGGCGGCCTCGACACCGTAGTGAACCTGCTGCACCTGTGCGGCTGGGGCAACCACACCGGCTGCCACGGCATCGCGCATACCATCGTCGGCGCGCAGACCGGTTGGTCGGTGCACGGCTGGAACGATCCCGCCCTCGTGCCCGTCTTCAACAAGCGCACCGGCCTTTGGACGCGGGGCGCCGAGGTACTCAACCCGATCAACGCTGTCGAGTACATGCTGCTCGTCGCTCAGATGAAGTGAAAGGAATGATGTGACTACCCCAACCACGGCGATGATCTACGTCGTGCACTGGCCCGAGCTGGGTGTGCTGAAGGTCGGCCGGGCGTGGAAGATGTCGCGGCTTCGCGGCCTCGCCGCGACCGGCGGGCAGATCATGCTGCTGATGCGCGACCGCCCCGTCTATGAGGAGACCGCCGCGCTCGCCGCACTGCGCGACACCTACGACCGTGCGTTCGCGACCGAGCACGACGGAGAGCTCATCCTCCCCCGCGGCCGCGGCTTCACCGAGTGCTTCGTCGTCGCGACGTCGGAGCTCGCACACGCAATCAGAACGATCTTCAAGGGAATAGCGCGCTATGGCAATGAGCAGGCAACGGATGCTGCCGCCGGACATCTTCACCGACGAGCTGCTCATGGACCTCGACATCGAGTTGAAGTGGACGGCGATCGGGTTGCGGATGAACGCGGACGATCACGGCCGGGAGTCGGCGAACCCGCGGCTGGTGGCCGCGGCGGTGTGGCCTCTGGACTCGTCGAAGACCAGCGCGGTGATCGAGGACCATCTCCTCGCTCTCGACTACGCCGGGTACATCGGCCTGTACAACGTCGACGGCCGCACCTACTACGCGCTCGCGGACTGGCCGGCGGTCAGCCACGCGGCCCGCTCGCGGCTCCCAGCGCCCCCGCCAGGGACCTTCCGGAAGTCCTCCGGAGGATCGCCGGAGTTCCTCTCGGCTGGGGAGAGAGGGAGAGAGCGAGAGAGGGAGTGGGTGAGCGAGGGTGCCGAGGGTGACGAGGAGAGACCCGCTGGAATTCCTCCGTCGGCCTTCTGCAAAATGCACCAGCCCGCCGGGACCAAAGACAACTGCCGCCACTGCGGGACTGCCCGCCTCGCCCAGAAGCAGTGGGAAGACGAGCAACGAGCAGCCGCGCACGACGACTGAGCCACCGACCGATGACGACTGGAATCCGATGAACAACGACGACCGCCCCGTACCGCCCATCCCTGCCGGCCTGTGTGGGGTCAAGGGCTGCGTGTTCATCGCCGGGCATGACGACTATGCCCTGACCGGTGCCGTGCACTCGTGGGGAGTTGGGTCATGAGCGAGCCAGCGGTCGTGTCGGCCGAGAAGGATCTCGCGGGCTTCCTGTCCGGGGTGCGCCTGATGGATCTCGAGCCCGAACGGTTCACCGTCTCGCACGAGGTCGCGAAGACCCGCCGGTACGACGAGAACACCCAGTGGTGGCGCGACCGGGCAGCACGGTCCCTGTCGATGGAGGCAGGGCTCAGGAGTGCGCCCGAGTTCACCGACATGGAATTGCGTGTCGCCCGACGCGTCGAAGAACGCCGGGCAATGGCCCGCAAATACGAGCAAGAGCTAGCAGAAACGAGAGCATCATGACCGACAACACCGACACCTACATCGGGGTGACCTTCCTCGACACCGACCCGCGCGTGTTGGGCCGGCGCATCCGAGTAATCGAGAGGCACGAGAAGCAGGGCACCTCCGGGCGAACCGCCTATCGCGCTGAGGTTGTCGAGCACCGCGAGGCGCCCGATGCGGTCGGCCGTCGCGCGAAGATCAGCGACCGCACCCTCGACGAGAAGTATCGGCGGGTGAGCGCACGATGACCAAGCCCACCAGCCCGCCCGCGGAGTTCAAGCTCGGCGAGCGCGTCGTCATAAGTCAGATGCTCCACCGCGAGCACAGCGGCCCGTGGAATGGCGAGGAACGGCTGTGGAAGCCGGTCGTGGTCGCCCCGTCCGAAGGCGTGGTCGTCGGCAAGCGCACTCTCCGCGACGGCAAGCGGATCTGGCTCGGCGAAGACGAGGGCTCGGGGTTCGCGCCGAACGGCACAACGCACGAGGCCTACATGATCGCCTTCGATATCCGCCACAACCCCATCCCGGCACTCGCCGAGCACATCCTCACCACGAAGCAGCACATCGAGAAGAACGGAGCTATCTGATGGCAGGCGAAACGATCATCACCGTCGTGGGCAACCTGACCGCCGACCCGGAGCTGCGCTACACGCAGACCGGCCTGGCGGTGGCGAACTTCACCATCGCGTCGACGCCGCGCAACTTCGACCGGGCCGCGAACGATTGGAAGGACGGCGATGCGCTGTTCCTCCGGGCGTCGGTGTGGCGCGAGTTCGCCGAGCACGTCGCCGGCAGCCTCACGAAGGGCAGCCGGGTGATCGCCACGGGCCGCCTGAAGCAGCGCTCGTACGAGACGAAGGAGGGCGAGAAGCGCACGTCGATCGAGTTGGAGGTCGACGAGATCGGCCCGTCGCTGAAGTACGCGACCGCGCAGGTGACGCGCGCTGCGTCGTCGCGGGACGGCGGCGCCCGCGGCGGGCAGCAGCAGTCCGAGCAGCAGTGGGCGCAGCCGGACCCGGCCGCAGCGCAGGAGCCGTGGGCTGCCGGAACCTACACCGACGAGACGCCGTTCTAGTGCTGACTCAGGCCACCCGGTTACTCGTCACGAGGAATCTCGGTTGCTTCAAGGGCGACCGGAACGTGATCGACGAACCACGCCAGGTCCTTTCGGCCGGACAGCCAGTCGATCAGGGTGCTCGAGAAGTGACCCGAACGCCAGACGATCTGCTCGAGATTCACCGGCAGAAAGTAGGCGTCGCGATTCTCGAGCCCACCAGAGATCACGCCGAGTTCGTTCGCGATCCAATCGGCCACGGGCTCGTCTTCGGCCTTCATCACGGAGTAGATCCTCGACACGTTTCGCGCGGCCCGGAGGCGAATCGCGGCGGCTTTGCGGACGTCGTCCGTGTATCCCGCCTCGACGAGGTTGTTCATCGCATCGAGCGCGTGTTCGATCGCTTCCTCGGTCCGTTCTTCCTCGCGGCGGCGCTCTTCTTCGCCACGCTGTTCAGCTTCCCGCCTTTGCGATTCGACCCGCTCCTCCGCAGCTGCACGGCGCTCAGAACGCGCCAACCAAATAGCAACCACCGTGGGCACGAGGATCGAAAAAACAGGGATCAATACATTGCCAGCGAAATCCATATTCGAAGTGTATCGACGCATGTTGATGTTTCCGAGAATCGCTTATATCCCGCCGATATAAGCCCTGCACCACTACCCGAACAGGAGAACACCTGATGCCTCGATTCATCGTCGGCCACGGGCTGCAGCACGAAGGCGCACCGCACGACACCGCGGGGAGGTCCATGGCCCGCTACCAAGGCCGCAAGGGGCGGGCGAAGTGCAGGTGCGGCACGCTCTCCGACGTCCTTTCGAGCAACGGCGCCCGCAAGCGCTGGCACCGCGAGCACAAGGCTGCGGTGATCGTCGCGACGCTAGAGGTCGAAGCCGCCACGTTCAACGCCACCTACCCGCTCTGGACGCCGGTCACCTTCTGGCCGGGACTCCGCGAGGGGCCGGGCCGCGACAGCATCACGACCACGCCCGCATGGGTGATGGGCGGCCACACCGTCATGGTCACCGTCCGGGACTACTCGGGCGGCATCATCCTCAGCCACATCGAACAGAAGGAGGCCAGCGATGGCAGGTGACAGAGACAACCCGCTGCTCGAGGCGGTGGAGGCGCTGGCGAAGCCGAACCGCTCGAAGGTGCTCGTGGGCGCCGACCTAAAGACCGTCAGCCTGCCCCCGCTGCTCGAGCAGCTGGAGAACGCCATCCGGGGCAGCATCGTCGGTATAGGCGGGTCGGGGTCGCTCGCCAACGAGCGCAACGTGCTCGACGGCGACGCCCTCTTCCGGTTCATGAAGATCAGCACGACGATCAAGGAGTGGGCGCGCATGGCCGGCAGCGAGGTGGCGGCCGAGGACATGGGCCACACCCTCACCGCCTGGTATCTCGCGTACACGTCGAGGGCGGTGACGCTCGATCAGGAGCGCTTTTACACCCGGCAGATGGAGAGCTGGGCCCGCGCGATCGTCGACAAGCTCAACCCGAAGGTGACGCTGCTGCTCTCGGACCGCTGCCCGGTGTGCGACGCCGAGACGTGGTGGAACGCCTCCGACCGGCTCGAGTACACGCACCCGCTGATCTCGTCCTACCCCGAGGGCAGCGAAGACCCGGTGAACGATGCGACCGCGATGTGCCGGGCGTGCGCCACCGTGTGGGGTGCGCGCGAGCTCGCCTTCGCCCTCGAGGAGAGAGCGAGGATCGAAGCAGTCGACACGCCCGATGTAGTGGTGTAGCGGAACGACGCGCCGTCCATGTAGTATTCGAGGTGCGTTCCTACACTTGTCTGGATTTCCAGACGGGATGCGGATAGAGAAAGGGTCAGGCCTCACGGTCTGGCCCTTTTTTGCGTTAACAGACTTCCGACCCCAGCAGCACACATGCCGCCATGAGCGAGCGCACCTGGGCGAGTCGGAACAGCAGGGGCTGGTGACAGCGCAAGCGGCGGACAGTGGCCCTCGGGCTCATTGGTACGGCCAGCCCCCAACCTGACTTCGGTGAGTAGCGCGTCAACGGGATTGGTAATGCCCGAAGGCCGCGCACCCAGCGCCTGCACCTTCACTCAGGCGTCGCGGACCTGCGCGCTACCACCGGACACCTCCACGACAGGGGCACACGATGACCTCCGACGACCTCCACACTGCGCACCTCATCGCCACAGCGGGTATCGAGGCGAGGGCGGCCGCGTCCGCACGGCTCATCGTCGCCCGCCTGGACGCCGGCGAGGTCGAAGACGACGGCTTCGGCGCCCCGATCACTTCCGCCTGAACACTGGGCAAGGTCACCATCGCCCACCGACCGGTAAGCAGCACACGGGAGTGACGATGGCCCGCACCAACACGCGCCGCATGCACGCCCTGCGAGACGAGTTCTTCGCCGCAGGCAAGGCGCAGTCGCAGTCCGACGACACCGCGGTGCGCGAACTGTCCGACTGCTGGCTGTGTGACAGCGCCATCGACTACGTCGCGGACCCGCACACGACGCCCGACTCGCACAACCTCGACCACTACAAGACCGTCAAGGACTTCCCCGAGCTTCAGGACGACCCCGCGAACTTCCGCCACGCACACATGGCCTGCAACCTCGCACGCGGGGCGAAGGCACCCAGCCTCGGCCTAGGCGAAGCAGTCGACGACTGGTGGTGAGCGAGGCCATGACCGACGACCAGCCCACAGACGACCGGAGCACCCCGTGAACAAGTACACAGCCGCAGGGCTACTGACAGCAGCAGTCGGAGGCAAGCGCGTCCTCGTGGTGTCGCCGCATGGCCGTGCAGTCCAGGAAGCCGTGCGAGTGGTGCACGACGTAGTGCCGGACCTTACGTGGCGACGAGCCAACGGAGACGCACGGGTCACACTCCCATCAGGGGGCTCGATCGTCTTCGTCACCTGTTCACAGCTACGCGGAGCCTCCGCCGACATCGTCCTGGTCGAAGACGACCGAGACCTGAATGCCGAGCTGCTGCACGAGCTACGTCGAGTCATCCACGGAAGCGAACACGGCGAGATCGTCCGCTACTGAGCCACCAGCACCCCGCACGGGTGTGATTCTGGCCCTCGTGACCCGGAATCGCCATAAAATCCAGCAATGCCCTAGGGGGCGGACCAGAGCCAAGGGGAGCTGTCCTCCCTCCCCGAGGTCCTGACCGGGGGTCGCCCGCGCGCGTGCGCGGGTAGAGGGGTACGAAAATGGGCGATGTCGTCGATGCGACTCTGAAATCTGTCGCGGCCGCCGGTCACCTCGACGCGGATGGCAAAGACGCCGGCGCGATCGCGGCGCTGCTCGCTCTCGCTCGGAAGATCGACGACTACGACACGGTCATCGGTCACATCATGGAGCAGATCGAGATGGACCCGGAATCGAACGTTCGACCTCCGGCATCCGACAACGTGTCCCTTCCGACGTACCTGAAGTACTGCGAGTCGCTCGGGCTGACGCCGGGCGGCCGCGGCGAGCTCTCCGCGTCGAAGAAACCGGGCGCCGCGGGCCCGCCAGATGACCTCGCGGCGTTCCGCGCCAACGCGCAGCAGCACATCAGCTAGTCCAAGCGGAGGTTTTCCATGACCTCCGAGCTGCTTGGGTTCACCGAGCCGCGCATTTTCACGAAGCCGCGCCGGGAATTGACGCCGGAAACGTCGCGCGGGTTCGAGGTAATCGACTTCGCGACCAACATTTTGCGGGTGCATCTCTTCCCCTGGGAGATGTGGCTGCTGATTCACCTGCTCGAAATCGACGAGAACGGGCTGCTGCGCTTCCGCAAGGCGCTCGTTATCGTCGGTCGGCAGAACGGCAAGACCATGATGGCCGCAGTGCTGGCCGCTTTCTGGCTGTACGTCGACGCCGGCCGGTGGCCCGACCAGCTGCCCGAACAGAATTTCATCATCGTCGGCGGCGCGCAGAAGCTCGACATCGCGATGAAACCGTGGAAGGCGGTCCGTCGCTGGGGCGCTCCGGACGATCCGAAGATCGGAATCGCCCACGACCGGGTCCCGTCGCTGCAGCGATTCACCTACCCGCCGCGTACGACCAACGGCGAGACCGAGCTTCGGACCCTCGGCGGCGGCGCGTACCTCCCCCGCACCTTCGACGGCGCCCGCGGTCAGAGCGCTGCACGACTTCTCCTCGACGAGCTGCGCGAACAGTACGACTACGAGGGCTGGTCGGCAATCGAGAAGTCCGCCAACGCGATGTACGACTCGCTGCTGGTGGCCTTCTCGAACGCCGGAACGAAGCGCTCGCGAGTCCTCAAGGACGTGCGCGCGACCGCGCACGAAGGTGTCGACGACCCGGACACGCAGTGGTTCGTGGCCGAGTGGTCGGCCGAGCAGGATGCTCCGCTCGATGATCCGCGTGCTTTCCAGCAGGCAAACCCGAGCGCGGGGTACCTGCCTGGCATGACGATCGCCGGCCTGATGCGGTCGGCGGCCGAGGCCAAGGAGAAGAACGTCGAGCGCATCGAGGTGCTCGGCCAGTGGGTCACCGCCGAGGTGAACAACTTCATCGAGGCGCCCGAGTACCGCAAGCTCGTCCTGCCGGCCAAGAAGATCCGCATCCCGAAGGGCTCCCGCACGGTGTGGGGCGTCGACGTTTCCGACGACCGGAACACGACCTGGCTGTCCTCGGCGGTCTACGACGAGGACGGCAAGCCGTTCCTGCACAGCAGGATCAAGCGCGCCGGCATGGTGTGGCTACCCCAGTACCTCGCCGACCTCGCTGAGGAATCGGGTCACCACGAGGTAGCACTGAACGCGAAGGGTTGCGCGGCGATGGAGTTCGTCGAGCCGCTCGAGAAGCTCGGCCTCACCGTGCACAAGTTCGACGGGCCCATGTTCGCGATCGCTACCGGCCGCCACCAGGACGCCGTGCGCGACAAGACCATCGTCGTCACCGACCAGCCCGACATCGACCTCGCAGTTCAAGGCGGCGTCGTCGTCCGGTACGGCGAGAACAAAGCGTGGTCGCGGTCGAAGTCCCTGCCGGTGGACATCGCCGGCCTGGTCGCCATGTCCATTGCGCTCTACGCCCTCGAGCTGCTCACCCCTCCCCCGGTGGAAGACACCCCGCCGCCCCCGCCGCCCGCCGAGATGGTCACCCGTCACGACGCATCCGAGTCCGAAGTGAACCTCGCTACGGCCTCGTTCTAACCCAACTGAAAGTAGGTGCCACGTGGCTGAAGAGCAGGGGTACCAAGTAGATGTCTCCGGCCTCTCGTCTTGGGCGCAGATGGCCGACGAGTCCCACGAGACGAACCCAGATCTCATGTGGCCGAAGAGCCTCGAGGTCTACGACAAGATGCGTCGCGAAGACTCGCAGGTCGGGTCGGTGCTGCGCGCCGTGACGCTCCCGATCCGTGGTGCTGAGTGGATGATCGACCCAGCCGCCGCGAGTGACGAAGTGGTCGAGCTGATCGCGACCGACCTCGGCCTGCCGATCAAGGGCCGCGAGGCCGTCCCCGCGCTCCGGACAAAGGGTCGCTTCCAGTGGAGCGAGCACCTGCGCATGGCGCTGCTCGAGCTGGTCCACGGCCACTCGTTCTTCGAGCAGGTCTACCGGCCCGAAGGCGACCGGCTACGGCTCAAGAAGCTCGCATGGCGCCCGGCCCGCAGCATCTCGAAGATCAACGTGGCGCGCGATGGCGGCCTGGTCTCCATCCAGCAGCACGGCGTCTCCCAGCCAATCCCCGTCGACCGGCTCGTGGCATACGTCAACGACCGCGAGGGCGGCAACTGGATCGGCATCTCGCTGCTCCGCATGGCCTACAAGAACTGGCTGCTGAAGGACCGGATGCTTCGCGCTCAGGCGCTCACCGTGGAACGCAACGGTCTCGGCGTTCCCGTCTACACGGGCGCCGAGGTTCCCGAGAAGGCGGACGCCACCGAGCGCGCCGCTTGGCAGAAGTCCGAGAAGGAAGCAGGGCTGGCGCTCGCCAAGGGATTCCGCGCTGGTGAGGCTGCAGGCGCGTCGATCCCCAACGGCTCGACCCTCGAACTCAAGGGCGTGTCCGGGAAGCTGCCCGACACGGACGGTCCGATCCGCTACCACGACGAGCAGATCGCTCGCGGGCTGCTCGCTCACTTCCTGAACCTCGGCACCGAGACCGGGTCGTGGGCGCTCGGATCCACCTTCGCTGACTTCTTCACCAGCTCGCTCAACGCAGTCGCCGAGCACATTCAGGACACCACGCAGGCGCACGTCGTCGAAGACCTTGTCGATTGGAACTGGGGCGAGACGGAACCAGCACCGCGTCTCATCTTCAAGCCCATCGGTTCCGGCGGTTCTCTGACCGCCGAAGCGCTGAAGAGCCTCATCGAGGCTGGGGTCATCCACCCGGACGAGACGCTCGAATCGTTCATGCGCTCTGCGTTCAGCCTCCCCGTCAAGGACGAGGTCGACGACGACGCGGACGGCAATGCATCCAAGACGGACGCCGAGCTGGCGCGGTTCGCCGCCGAGGTAGTCCAGAAGGCCTACCTCGGCGTCGGCAAGGTGCTCACCGTTGACGAGGCTCGCGACCTGGTGCGCCGCGCCGGGGCCAACCTCGGCGACACGCCTCCCTCCGCAACGCCTCCCGCCACCGACACCTCACAGGAGGAAGCATGAGCACGAAGCACGACAACCGCTACTGGGCTGGCTTCGCCGCCCCGCAGCCCAAGGCCGAGTTCTTCAACGCGATCACCACGCCGGCGTCCGCCGGTGATGGCACCGTAGCGACGATCCGCATGTACGGGCCGATCGATTCCTACGGTGGCTGGTGGGGGATATCCGCGAAGGACATGGGCATCGTCCTCGATGCCCTGCCCGATTCGGTCACGCAGATCATCCTGCGGATCAACAGCCCCGGCGGAGAAGTGTTCGAGGGCGTGTCGATCCTGAACATGCTGCGCGCCCACAAGGCGACTGTGACAGCCGTGGTCGATGGCCTCGCCGCATCGGCCGCTTCGTTCATCGCCGCGGGCTGCGACGAGACGGTCATGTCTCCTGGAACGCAGATGATGATCCATTCGCCATGGTCGTTCACCTACGGCAACGCCGTGGAGCTGCGCAAGACGGCCGAGATGCTCGATGGAATCGAGGCGTCCATCGTGGAGATCTACACGGAGAAGGCGGGCGAGAAGGACTGGACAGCCCTGCTCGCCGCCGACACGTGGATGACCGGTGCCGAGACGGTAGAGCTCGGTCTCGCTGATCGCATCGCGGTCATCCCCGACGCCGGCGAAACAGAGACGGTCGGGCCTGACGAGCTGGTGCTCACCGCCCCCGATGACGACGACGACTACCTCGCCCGCGTCACCTCCCTCCCCAACCGGGCAGCAGCCCGGTCCCACAATCTCCCGAGCTCGTCCGAGCCGGGTGTCCCCAACCGAAAGGAGAACGCTGTGGCTTACAGCGATCTGCAGGCTGGCATCCGCACGCGACTCGGCGTGACCGATGCCGCCGCCAATGACGAGACGCTGTTCGCAGCCCTCGACGAGGCGCTCGCGGAGCAGCCCGAAACCATCACGGCCTCCATCCCGGAGGGCACCGTCCTGATCGACTCCGCTGTGCTGACCGACCTGCAGGCATCCGCCGCGCTGGGTCGCAAGGCAAGCGAGGCACAGGATGCCGCCCGCCGCGAGGCCATCGTCGACGCAGCCGTGAACGAGGGCCGCATCGCCCCCGCCTCGCGCGACATGTGGCTGACGAACCTCGCCGTGAACGAAGAGGGCACCGTGTCCCTCATCGGCTCGCTCGCGAAGAACACCGTTCCGGTGACTGAGGTCGGCAAGTCCGACGACGCCACCTCCGAAGCAGACAGCCTCTACGCCGCGGCGTGGGGCTCCGAAGAGAAGGCGGTCTGATCATGGCTGACTACCTGCCCAAGTTCACCCCCGGCAAGGCCGTGACCTTCAACCCCTCGGCAGCCGTCACCGGCGGCCGCCTGGTTGAGGTCACCGGCAATCGCGAGGTCGGCCCCGCGGGCGCCGACGCTGCCGACGTGGTCGGTGTCGCTGGCTTCGACGCGGCGATCGGCGAGCCGGTCACCGTCTACACGCGCCCCACCGGCGTGCACCAGCTGGTCGCCAGCGGTGCCATCACCGCGGGCGCGAAGGTCATCTCGGCAGCAGCCGGGAAGGTCGCCACCATCGGTGCCGGCGTCAACCCCATCGGCATCGCCCTCGAGGCCGCTGCCGCCGATCTGGACGTCATCGACGTCCTGTTCATCTAAGGAGCAAGAAGACATGGCGTCTTACACCTACCCGGTTCCGCGGCCGTCCGGCGCGCTGACCCCGGAGCAGACTCACCTTCTGCTCCGCAACCCGCTGCTGATCGCGAAGCGAGTTGCCTCGCTGACCGACCAGCGCTTCATCGGCGACTACCTGCTCGCGGGCCGCTACTCCGCTGAGGGCGGCGGTATCTTCTACGAGACCGGCGAGCAGATCTTCCCCTCCGACGTTTCGGAGTCGGTCGCCCCGAACGGCGAGTACCCGAAGACGGTGATGACCGACGGTGAGATCGCCTCGGCCAAGACCGACAAGCGCGGACTCGAGACCGACGTGACCGACGAGCGGATCAAGCGCGGCTCGCAGGGCGCACTCGACCGCGCGCTCACCAAGATCGTCAACGGTCTGGTGCGCGACGTCGACAGCATCGCCATGGCAGTCGTCGCGTCCAAGGTCACCGACGCCTTCGCATCCAGCGCGTGGACCACCGTCGCGAACGTCGTGCAGTCGCTCGCGGCGGCGAAGGCCAACCGCGAGGACCTGGCCCTCGGCCTGAACCTCGACACCGTCGCGCTCAGCGGCGCCCAGTGGGCGAAGGTCATGGGCCTGTTCGCTTCGGCCGGAGTCCTGCCCCGCGAGGACGGGAACCCGATCGTCAACGGCCAGTTCCCCGCGAACCTGCTCGGCTACACGTGGGTCACCTCGCCGCACATCGTCGGCAGCGACCCGCTCCTCGTGGACCGCGAGCAGCTCGGCGGCATGGCCGACGAAGACCTCGGCTCGCCCGACTACGCGCGCGCCGGAGACTTCAACGTGGAGACCTACTCGAAGCGCAACGACACGGACAGCTACACCGTCCGCGCCCGCCGCGTCGTGGTCCCCGTCGTCCTCGAGCCGCGTGCCGGCCTCCGCGTCACCGGAACGACCCTCTGATGGCTGAGCGTTACGTCGTCGTCGGAGCAGTCGCGGTCCTTCCCACCGAAGGCGGAAGCGAGCGGTACCTGTACCGCGGCGCCCACATCGGCGAGGGATACACGGACGAGGGAATCAAGCACGCGCTTGGCCTCGGCCTGATCCAGAAGGCCAAGGCACCAGCGAAGCCCGCCGCCGAGAAGACCGCCGAGGAGAAGGCGGCAGCCGAGAAGGGTGCCGCCGACAAGGTTGCGGCCGAGAAGGCGGCTGCCGACAAGGTGGCCGCCGACGCAGCAGCAACAGCCAAGCAGCAGCTGAAGTAACGAGAAGGGGGCGATGGAGTGATTATCAAGCCAGAGGAAATCAGCGCCGACGACGATCTCGCGCGGCGCATCCTGGTGCGCGCGCGTTCCATCGCCCCCTGCCTCGCCTCGATACCTGACGACGACGACCGCAAGAAGGACGCGATCGCGATCCTGAAGGGCGTCGTCGCCGAGGTGCCGGCGCCCGGCGCGCGGCGAGTCCGCTCGCGAGGGCGAAACGGAACATCGATCAGCTACAGCGATCTCGGAGCAGCGTTCAGCGACGACGACATGGCGAGCCTCCGCTCGCTGTGTGAAGTCGCGCCCGTCGGCCTACCGGTCGGGAGCTTCCCGGAGGCGCGTCCGATCGAGCGCGAGTGGGCGGAGGGTCCGTACTCATGAGCTGGGACGATCCGTTCTTCTACCCGCACAAGGTGAGCATCCGCAACGCCCGACCGTCCGGCGGCATGGGCAGCGGCTACGCGGCGGCGCGCACCGTCAGCGCGGAGGTGAAGGACGAGCAACGTCTCGTCCGCACCGCCGACGGCCGCGAGGTCGTGTCCTCCTCGTCGGTCACCGTGCCGATCAGCGAGCACGTCCCGGTCGGCTCCCTCGTCACCGTGTGGCCCGGCACCGCCCGGGAGCGTGAGGCGGAAGTCCTCGCCGTCGCCGCCAACGAGAACGACCTCGACGACCTCGACTCGTTCCTCGTCCTGTCCCTGAAATAGGAGGCCGTCATGCAGATGCATGTGCCCATCGCGTCGATGGTCGAGAAGGCAGCGCAGGACGGGCTGCGCACCGCCGGGCGCCAGATGCTGAAGCGCGCCCGTGAGCTCAGCCCCACCGACAGCGGCGAGTCCGACAAGACCGGGTTCTCCCTGGTGGATGACCTCACCTTGCAGGTGGGGTTCAAGTCGCACGTGTCCCGCCTGCAGCACGAAGACCTCGACGCCCAGCACAAGCCGGGCGAGCAGGCGAAGTTCCTTGAAGCCGCGGCCGACGAGACGGACGTCGGCGCGATCATCGCCGCGAAGGTGCGGGCATCTCTTGGATGACGCGACGCTCACGATGCTCATCTGCGCCACCCTCGGCACGATCCCCGGGTGGGACTGGAACCCCGACGACCCCGAGCACGTCTACGCGAAAGACGCCGTGGTCATCTACTACGGCGCGCTTGGTACCGAGCCCGACAAGGGTGTTGGCGTCCGCGTGTACGGCACCACCGACGAGCGCGACCTCAGCTGGCGGCGCGTGCAGCTGAGGCTGCGCGGCGAACGCGGCCGCCCCGATGGTGCCGACCGGCTGTCTGCCCCGTCGTTCGCGATCCTCCATGGACTTTCCCGATTGGGAGGGATCAGCAGCATCACCAGACAGTCGATGGCACCAGCCGGTGCCGACGACAACCGGCGCGAAGAGCGCACGGAGAACTACCTCATCATCCTCGACAACCAGGAGAGCCTCACATGAACACCAAAGTCCCCCTTCCCGCCGGCACGACCCTCGGCAAGAGCTTCGAGTACGGCCTCGACGTCAACCTCGGGACCTTCGCCAATCCGGACTGGCAGCCGTTCCGCCGGATCAGCGGATTCCAGCCGACGCCCACGCCGACGACGATGGACGCGCAGACGTACGACGACCAGGGCGCGCCCAACTCGGACGTGACTGGCTGGGGCTGGGCCGTGGCGTTCATCGCGCAGGTGAACCGCTCCCTCGCCACGGGGAAGTACCTGCCCGAGGTGGAGTACCTCCTCGCTCGCACCCGACCGAGCGCGAAGGCGGAGGCGGCGGTGGCCGATGTCCGCTGGTACCACAAGCCCGAGCTTGGAACCCCTAACCCGACTGACGCCGGCCGCGGCTTCTGCACCGTCGGCGCTCAGCGACAGAACACGGGTCCCGGCGGCGAGATCGAAAACCTGAACTTCACCCTCACCGGCAAGGGATCGTACGAGGAGATCGTGAATCCGTTCACCGGATGGGGCTCAACCGCCCCGACGATCTCCGGCATCCCCGAGGTTCTCGCGGGCGACGGTGATCTCTTCACCATCAACGGCACCGGCCTGATCGGCACCACGGCGGTCACCATCGACGACATCGCCACGGAGTTCACCACCGTCGGTGCCGGATCCATCATCGCTCAGATGCTGCCGGGCGACGCCGGCAGCGTCGCCATCGAGGTCACGACCCCGGGCGGCAGCGCCACGTTCAGCTACACGAGAGGGGCGTAAGCCGTGGGCGCTGTCGACTTCTCCGAGGGGGCGGCGCCCGCCCTCGAGCTCACGTTCGGCGGCCGCACCTACGAGGTGCAGCCGCCGACCGTGGAGGGCTCGAAGCAGCTGATCGCAGCAGCCGTGCGCGCCGAGGTGAACCTCGGGCTGGTGAAGGGCGAGATCCCTCCCGCAGTGCTGGAAGTGCTCAGCACCATCGGCCCAGGCGAGCACCCGGCGCTGGGCGAGGCGTACGCGCTGCTCGCCGCCGACGGCGTCCCGCAGCAGTCCATCGACCGGATGGCCTACTACGCGACGTTCTACTGGGCGCGCGGCAAGGAGTACGCCGACAGCCTCGCCACGATCCTCTTCACCGCACGCGAAGCCGGGACTGCGCAGGGTGGCGAGCCTGTCCCAAAAGACTGAACACCGCCGAGGACTGGGCCCCCTACGGCATCGGTGAGCCAGACGACGAAGGCTGGTATCCGGACTACCGTCCGGTGCCGGAAGCTCTCAAGCCCGAAGCAGCATCCGCTGTGGCGAAGCCGACCGAGACCGTCATCGACGGCTCTTGGTTCGCGCTCGTCTCCAACTGGCGGCTGGTCGTCGCCGAGCTCGCCGAGCGCGGCATCGACCTCTACGACCCGCTGATCCTCGCGCGGCCGTGGCCCGGCATCCGGGCCGTCATCTTCTCGCTGCTCGATTCCAACACGCGCCTGCGTGCCGTTCTGACCCGGAGGTAGCCATGCCGACTCTCAGAGCAGCCGAGCTCGAAGTCCTTTTCACTGCCGACACCAACCAGGTCACGCAGGCGGAGAACGACGTGCAGACGATCGGGCGCCGGGTCGAAGCCAACCCGATCACTCAGACCATCGACGCCGACACCGCCGGCGCACTCGCAGGCATGGACCGTGTCGAGACCGCCGCGAAGAAGCTGGTCTCCGAGGCCACCGCACTCAAGCTCGACGCGGACATATCCTCCGCCGACCGCAACCTCCTCAAGGCGCAGCAGCGCCTCGAGGACCTGCAGGTGCGAGCCCTCGGCGGACTCGACGTCACCGCCGACGTGCGCCGCGCCGAGGCGAACCTGCAGCGCATCGAGCGCAACCTCGCCGGCCTGCAGACCGCGCGCACGCAGATCGAGATCGACCCCGCGCAGGCGCTCGCCAGCATGGACCGTGTCGAGAACGCGGTCCGCCGTGTGGTCTCGCAGGAGACCGCGCTGAAGCTCGACGCCGACGTGACCGGCGCGGAGACCGAACTCGACAAGGCGAAGAAGCGCCTCGAAGAACTCGAGCTGCTCGCCCTCGGCGGCATGGACGTCTCGGCAGACGTCACTCGTGCCGAGACGAACCTGCAGCGGGTCGAACGCCGCCTGGACGCCCTGCGCTCGGCGCGCACTCTGATCGACATCGACGCCAGCACGATCGGCGTGGAGCAGTCCCTCGACGGCGTCGCGGACGACGCGGGCGAGACGGGCGCTGAAGCCGGGTCCAACCTCGGCGAGAACATCATCGCCGCGCTCGTGACGATACCGATCGCCGGCGCGGTGATCGGTATAGGCGCCGCGGCCGCGAAGGCTCTCGTCGGCGCGTTCAACGATGGCCTTCAGCAGGAAGCGTCGTACGACCGCCTGCAGGCGCTCACCGGCCTGTCAGAGTCCGACACGCTCCGCTTCGGCCGCGCCGCGGGCGAGGCCTACGCGAACGTGTACGGCGAGTCCATCGAAGCGAACATGGACACCGCGCGCCTCGCGCTGCAGTACAACCTGATCGACGAGGAAGCCACCACCCGGTCCGCGCAGAAGGTCATCGAGGGTCTCTCCGGAATTGCAGACGTCCTCGACGAGGACGTGCGCCCCATTGCGGCGGCGGTCACCACCCTGCTCAGCTCCGGCGTGGCGACGTCGGCGCAGAACGCATTCGACCTGCTCGCCACCGGCGCCCGCCAGGGGGTGAACCGCGGCGAGGACCTGCTCGACACCTTCACCGAGTACCCCGCTGTGTTCGCACGGCTCGGCCTGTCCGGCGAGGAAGCACTCGGGCTCATCAGCCAGGGCCTCGACGCCGGCGCGCGGAACAGCGACATCGCGGCCGACGCGCTGAAGGAGTTCCAGATCCGTGCCACGGATGCTTCCAAGGCGTCGACTGAGGGCTACGAGCTGATCGGCCTGAGCGCTGAGGACATGACGGCGAAGATCTCCCGCGGGGGTGTGGAGGCGCGAGACGGCCTCGAGCTCGTGCTCAACAAGCTGCGCGAGACCGAAGACCCCGTCGTGCGCAACGCCGCCGCCGTCGCGCTGTTCGGAACGAAGGCCGAAGACCTCGGCTCCGCCCTGTTTGCCATGGACCTGTCGACCGCTGTCGAGCAGCTCGACGGTGTGACCGGAGCAGCGCAGCTGATGTTCGACACCCTCGCCGACAACGATGCGAGCAAGATCGAGCAGGCGTCTCGCAACATCGAGGTCGCCGCAGACGGGATCAAGGGCGCCCTCGCGGCCGCCTTCTCGGAGCCGCTCGGCGAGCTGGCGACTTTCGTGTCTGAGAACCGCGGGCCGGTCATGCAGTTCATGCTCGACCTCGCGAACGGCGCGATCGACTTCGGCGTCTTCATGGTCGAGTCCGTAGCCGACGGCACCGAGGCGCTCGGCGAGTTCCTCGCCGGTCCCGGCGCGGACATGGTCGACCTGCTCATCAGTGTCCAGAAGTCCATCAACCCCTTCGCCGACACCTCGGCGCTCGAGGGGATGCGCGACGAGATGAAGAACTTCGACGCCGTCGCAGCTCAGGCTGCCGACACGATGCGCACGAAGCTCATCGACGAGGGACTCGAGCCGGCACGTGTGAAGCTGAACGAGTTCGGCGAAGGCGCTGTCGCGATGGGGTTCCTCAACGACGCGTCGCTGCGGCTCGCCACCTCGATCGGCGAGGTAGGGGTCAATGCCGAGGGCGCCGCGGTCGGGCTCGACGGCATCGACCTCGCGAACCTCCGCGCATCCGACTCGGGCAAGCTGCTCGAGGATCAGGTGCGCAACTCGATCGCCGCCATGGGCGACGAGGTCGAGGCCGCGGCCGCCGCCGGCGAGCAGCAGGAAGCACTCACCGAGCGCTACCGCATCGCGACCGACGCGCTCGTCGGGCAGCTCGAGCAGATGGGGCTGACCGAGGAGCAGGCGCGGGCGCTGATCGCGACCATGCTGACCACGCCGGAATCGGTGACCACCGAGTTCGATTCGAACGCGGTCGCCGAGCAGGGTCGAGTGCAGGCTCTGGCGGATCGGATCATCACACTCCCCGATGGGAGCGTGGTCGTCGTCGCCGACACGGCCAGCGCCTACGACAAGATCATGACCCTGCAGGCTGCGCTGCGCACCCTGACCGGCAACAAGTCGCTGCACATCGCGACGGGCCCCGGCGGACAGGGCGGCATGACGCTCGCCTCCGGTGCCGTCG